CGCGATGGTCATTAGCAGATATTTATTATTATAAAAAAAATAATGAAACAGCAACTAAACGAAGTACAAAAGCTACAAAAGATAGCAGGAGTAATAAAAGAAGTAATAACCCCTAAAAGCGCTATGAGAGTTGGATGGTCTTTAGCTAGTGGAGGGACTCCAGATGGAGTAGATCTTGAAGAGTTTAAACAAATGCAATCCGAGTTTATAATGTGGTGTAAAAATTGGTATGAAAAAGGTAATCCCCTAAGTCAACTTAAATTATCTCCTTGGTATAAAGCTTGTGAAGGTTATTGGAAAGTTTCTACTAATAAATCAAGTGGTTTTTTTAATGAAGGACTTGCTGCATATGTAATTATAGATGTAGCCAAAAGATTCAAAAATAAAAAATAAGTGAAGCCGGCTAAATGCCGGTTTTTTATTATACTAAAAAGATTAATTTCTTTACTATTTTATATTTATATATATTTATAGATAATAAAGAGGTACTGTGAGTAGGCCTCAAGTTACGAAAATAAACAATTATAAACCGTTCACCGTAAGGGAACACAAAACTAAACACTATGGCAATATTAAGACCATTTGAGCTAGATCCATTTGACTTGCTCTGGAAAGACCTTTTCGAATCAGCACCTCACTTTTCTGCAATTACGCAGAAAATATCACATCCAGTAGACATTTTTGAAACAGAAGACGGCATTCGATTTGAAGTAGCCGCAGTAGGCCTCGACAAACAAGATATTAGTATCATTGTCGATGGAGACCAATTAAGAATTACATACGAAAAACCAAACAGACCAGAAGAATCTCCTATTTACCGAGGTATTAAGAGATCATCTTTTAATCTTACTTGGAAGGTTTCGACTAAATTTGATTTAAGTGAGTTAGAAGCTTCTTTAGATAAAGGATTACTTATTATAAGTGTCCCAACTGCCGAAGGAAAAGCAGTAAAACAAATAAAAATCAAGTAAAAAACTGGCCTACTCACAACCTAAGTTATGTTTTCAATACCAACAAACTTCATACGCGTAAATGATGGGCTTTTTAGAGTCATGAGAACTTTTAAAGAAGACCATGTAAAAAATGTAGACGGCTTAAAAGAGCTGCTCCACATAGATATAGTTTTTCGTAAAGATGGATTGTTGTATTTTTGTAATACAGTACAAGATTTAGAAATTATAAATGAATAAAAAATGAGTAACATCAAACCATTAAATGGTATCATCGTTCTTAAAAAACTAGAAGAAGAAGAACAAACTTATGGACAGATTGTAATTCCTGATATGGGAAAAGAGAAACCTGAAATGGGAATTGTAGTAGAAGTATCAGATACTTACAATTGGCATAGAGGAGATTATTATGAATCCAAAGTAAAAGTAGGAGATAAAGTAGTCATTCCTAAAATGGGATCCATGACCATATCTCAAGACGGAGAAGATTATATTCTTATTAAAGAAACAGAAATTTTAGCAGTAATCGAAAATAACTAATTATGAGTGTAACTAAAAATGTGTTCGGACAAGAACTAAAAGAAAAATTACTCGCTGGAGTAGAAAAGCTTAATGCATCAGTATCATCAACTCTTGGACCAGGTGGTCGCACAGTGTTGATTAGAGAGCAGAATGGAGAAGTTAAAGTAACAAAGGATGGAGTATCCGTAGCCAAAGCATTTCATAAACTAGAAGATGATATCGAAGATCTTGGAGCCCAATTGGTCAAGCAAGTATCTATTAAGTCTGCTAATGAAGCTGGAGACGGTACTACAACTTCTACTTTGATTGCAACAGAAATGATTAAAGCTGGTCTTAAAGAGATTCGCCAAGGATCTAATGCAGTAGCAGTCAAAAAAGAAATCGATAAGATCGTTAATGAAATGGTAGAGGAGATCAAGAAAGTAGCGATCGATGTATCTACTGAAGATCAAATCAAGCAAGTAGCAACTATTTCAGGTAACAACGATGAAGAAGTTGGTAACCTTATTGCTTCAGCTATTGATGCAGTTGGTAGGGAAGGCGTAGTTACCATCGAAGAATCCAAGACTGGAGAAACAAGCCTTGAAATCGTTGAAGGTATGCAGTTCGATCGTGGATATAAGTCACCTTACTTTGTTACAAACAACACGACAATGCAAGCAGGACTAGATAATCCTTACATCCTAATCTACGATGGTAGAATCTCAACTGCTCAAGAATTGTTGCAAGTACTTACCAAAGCTAACTCTGAGAATCGTCCACTATTGATTATTTCAGAAGATATTGGAGACGAAGCATTAGCAACTCTTATCGTAAATAAAATGAGAGGAATTGTACAAGTCTGTGCAGTTAAAGCTCCAGACTTTGGAGAAAGAAAGACTTTGATTTTAGAAGACATCGCAATTCTTACTGGAGGTCAAGTAATTTCAAAAGACAAAGGTCATAAGTTAGATAAAATCACAGCATCTCAATTTGAGCAGTTTCTTGGATCGGCTAGAATTGCCTCAGTTTCCAAAGACGAAACTACTATCGTAGACGGTAAAGGATCAGAAGAAGCAATCGAAGCAAGAGCTGTAGAAATTAAAGATCAAATTGATAATGCAACTTCATTTTATGAAAAAGAAAAGCTCCAAGAAAGACTTGGTAAGATCGTAGGTGGAGTAGCAATCATCAATGTAGGTGGAAATTCTGACATTGAAATTAAAGAAAAGAAAGATCGTATTGAAGATGCTTTATACGCAACTAAAGCAGCCTTAGCTGATGGAGTTGTTATTGGTGGAGGTTCTACACTTTATTTAGTAGGACTTAATCATAGAAAAGAAGAGAATACAAACGTTGCGATTGCAAGGGATATTGTAAGAACAGCAGTACAAGCACCATTTATCAAAATCTTAGCTAACGCTGGAGTTGAAGATTGGTGGAATTATACTCCTGGTGATGGTAAAATCTATGATGCAAAAAATCATAAGACTGTAGATGCTTTCGAAGCAGGTATCATTGATCCAGCAAAAGTTGTAATCACCGCTCTTAAAAACGCGGCTTCAGTAGCAGGAACTATTCTTACCACGGAATCAGTTATATTTGAAAAGAAAGAGAAAGATGAAAAATCTCCAGATCCAATGACAGGAATGATGTAAAAATAAAGAGCCCTCTTCGGAGGGCTTTTTTATGTTACTTACTTTTTAAATTTCCTAAGGGCCTAAAAATTCATTATATTTATAGAAAATAAAGTTATGTCAAAATACGCACTAATTTCTATGATGGGGAATGTTGGTTCTACCACAAATTCTCAAGGCGGTGGTTATGGTCTCATCGCTACAAGAATGGTAAAAGACTACTTTCCTGAAGATCAAGTAGATGTAAACGTTAGTCCTGAAAAATGGCAAGATTACGATGCTCTATTTATTTGCGAAGGAGTTAATTTTGTTCCTGGATCGTTTAATGTGCCCGGAGGACCACAGCCTCTACACTATGAAAAGATGAAAGCAATAGGAAACTACAAAGGAATCGTAAAGTTCATCAATAATCAGTTTGACTTCGAAGGATTCAACAAGAGACTTAAGATCGAAGACTTAAACTTTCCTATAGGTAATTTCGTAGACCTATTCAACTCTTATGGAAATCGATCAAGAAAAGCAGTCATCGGAGACTCTCATGCCTTATCAGTATGGAGACCAAAATATGCTTTAGACTTCACTCCTGGTCGTACTTTGCATGGATTTCTTAAACGCAATACTCCTGAATTAATGAATGAAGTTTTTGACGAAACAGTTCTTTATTTTGGGAACATAGATATTAGATTTCATCTAATGAGGCAAGAAAATCCTGCAGCAGCTACTGGAGATCTATTTAGAAGATACATAGAGTTTGCAAAGCAACTTAATAATGTAACTCTAGTAAACTTGATTCCAGTAGAACACGAATCAAGAAAAATACCAGGAACAGGATTATATAAAAAGCAACCATTCTTTGGAACAAGAGAAGAGCGTCAACGTCTTAGAGATACTGCAAACAGAATCATGAACAATTCAGGACTGAAAACTATTCAGTGGCCAGAAGAATGGGTAGATGAAGACGGTACAAAGATGCTTGATATACTAGAAATGAAGCAATCAGTTCATCTCAAGCCAAAAAATTACCCTTTTCTAAACGAAATACTATAATATGTACTTAAACAAAACAAAGGGAGACTCTAACTTAGATCTAGCAAATGGTAGAAATTTACAGTACTACTTAGATCTTACTAAAGACTACAAACACGACTTCACTTTTACCATTAAAGATATCGAAGGATTTAAAGTAATTGATGATGGTGAGTTTCTTTACGGCACTAAAGCTAAAATGGCTGACTTTTTTATTTCACAAGTCAAAGAAGATGCTATGGTTTATTGTGCTCCTCGTACAGGATACGCCCCGTTCTCACTCTGCTATCTCGCAAAGAAATATAATAAGAAACTATATCTCGTAATGCCAGCGTCTAAAGAAGCTTCTGAGCATCAGAGGACAGCTATCGAATATGGAGGAATTCCTATCTTTTTAAGAATACCTGCTATGCCTACCGCAAATATTTGGGCAAAACAGTTCGCTGAAAAGATTGGAGCAAAATTTCTTCCCTTTGGTCTTAAGCATGAAATGGTAGTAGCTGGAGGAATTAGAATATTTTATGACAACTTCAAAGATATGGACATAAAAACAATGTGGTCAGTTATGTCTACCGGAGTTTTATCAAGATCACTACAAATTGCTCTACCAAATACAGAATTTCATGCAGTAGCAGTAGCTAGAAACATTCAAGACGGAGAACTTGGTAGAGCTAAATTCTATACTCACTCAAAACCATTCTTAAAAGAAGCTAAGATCATACCACCATTTGATTGCATTAGAACTTACGACGCTAAAGGTTGGGAATTGCTAAAAGAAAATGGTAAGCCAGGAGATTGGTTTTGGAATGTGGCCGCAAATATGCCAAAGCCAAATATTAAACCAAGCGAGGTAGACTCTGATAGAGTTTGGGGAGACCACAAGGATATGAAACAATATATCAATTAATTTTAGTAAATTTGGTTATGAATATATTAGACGAAGCAAATAATATAGTAAACAAGCGATCAGAAGAAAAAGCTCGTATGTATGGACCCTTTGCAGAAGGCATGGATAGAGCTGCTATGATTATGAAAGGCATGACTGGTAAAGATATTACAGGTGAAGATATGTATGCAGCTCTAGTTGCCTTAAAGCTATCGAGACATTCCTATAATTACAAAGAAGATAACCTCTTAGATGCAGTGGCATATTTAGGAGCATTAGATAATCATATAAAAGAAAAACAAAATGACGTTAAGTAACGAATTTCAACCTATTAGAGACTGGGCACAAGAACGTGGTATTTACGAAAAAGGAGATCCAAAGACACAGTATATTAAACTGCAAGAAGAAGCTGGAGAATTGGCTAAAGCGATCTTAAAAAATGATGAAGAAGAGTTTGTTGATGCTATTGGAGACTGTGTAGTAGTTCTTACAAATCTAGCTAAGCTTAAAGGCTATAATATCGAAGACTGCATTAACTCTGCTTATGATGTTATTGCTAAGCGCAAAGGTGCAATGGTTGATGGTACATTTGTAAAACAAGAATCGCTGTGAAACAAAGAAAACTAGACTCAGTTTTCATGAACATTGCAAAAGAAGTTGCAACTTTATCACACTGCGTTCGATTTAAAGTCGGCGCAGTTTTAGTAAAGGAAGGTAATCTAATATCTTTTGGGTATAATGGTACTCCAGCTGGTATGGATAATGGTTGCGAAAAAGATAATGTCACTGTTCCTCATGTAATCCACGGAGAAGTTAATGCGATTCTTAAAGCGGCTAAAACAGGAACTTCCGTAAATGGTGGAACTTTATATCTAACCCTGTCTCCATGTCTTGATTGCTCGAAACTTATTTTACAATCAGGAATAAAAAGAGTTGTATATTTAACAGCATATAGAAACTTAGAAGGAGTAGACTTTTTAAAACAATTCATTACCGTAGAGCAATATGATACAAAATAATCATTTTAAGACACCAACCACTGCATTTGAAACAGCTTATCATTATATAGAAGCTAATGGTAAACCTTTTGCTGGCACCAAAGCTATATTTAATAGTTCATTTACCATTGAGAATCCTTTAGAATCAGTGATCACTACTCCAATTAGAAAGTTTAATAAGGAGTATTCTGATTATGAGTGGGATTGGTATCTTAAAGGAGATAGAGATGCTTTAGAAATATCTGAAAGAGCTAAGATGTGGAAGCAAATGTTTGTTGGAGAAACTACAGAAGTCAATTCTAATTATGGTTACTTTTGGAACTATAACAACCAATTAGATAGATCTATAGAAGAGTTAAAAACTAACCCATCTTCACGTAGAGCTATTGTTGTACACTATGACATAAATGAATTAGATAGATACAAATACGATACTCCTTGTAATGATGTACTTAATTTCTATATCGAAGATGGTAAACTAGAGCTTACAGTATTTGCTAGATCTATAGATCTTTGGTTCGGTTTCTGTAATGATCAGTACTGCTTTTCTAAACTGATGGAATTAGTTGCAAATAGATTAGATTTACAGGTAGGTAAAATGCATTGGTTTATAACAAATCTCCACATATATGAGCGACATTTTAGAAAATTTTAAAGGAGATCTAATACTCTTAGATCGAGAATTTTTAGAAGAGCAGATTGATCATTTATCTGAAAAAAAATACAACCGCTTTCAATGGTGGAGAAGATATCATAATATTCAAGAGTTAGATGAGAAAGCTCCTATGCGACTTAAAATACTTAATGGTGATTATGAGTACCCAAATTATTTTTATCAAGCTCAACATGAAGTCTATAGAATGTCTGATGAAGTGAATAGTATGTCTTATGGAGAAGATAGGATAGACAGAATCAATCTGTATATGGAGCGCTATAGGAGACTT